CGGCGACTCAATATAATTTTGAACCATATTTCAATGACAAAAAACCTCGTTTAGAACCCAATTCTAGTTTTGACTTGTGTCGTTTAGCGTGTTCTATATGGGACTATGTCATTGATGATATGGATGAGATATCAAATTTAAAAGAATGCTCACCATTGGTTCAATTAATCGTTGAATGGTGTTTAGATGATAATGGTGTAAATATTTTGTATAAAAACAATGGTCAAGAGAGATACCCTGATTTTAAATTATACAAAATGATTGCGCGAAATGTTCATCATCATGTGCCATATTATCAACTAGAGCGAAAAGAATTCAAAAAATATCTCGTGTCCACGGTACCAAACAATGAAAATATAATGGATATTGATGCCATGCCTGCTTTTTTATAATGTGGGTTCTCTCTTTCTCTCTATCAATGTAAAATGAAAAACAAATTCTTACATCTTAATTTTGTTATTTTTTATTTATGAAACACATTGTATATTCCAGTAACATCAACACAACCAGATAAGGCGCCCTTTTTTTTAAGAATTTCAATTTGTTTTTTAGAATACGTATTTTTAAATCCATTATTTAAATTTTTTTTTAATTCCAATTCAAAATTTTTACCTAATAAATCGTAACCTTCACATTTTTCATTACAAAATGTTTTTTTACAGGTATCGTAAGTAAATTTATTATCTTCTTTTGACGGATTATAAGGAACATTATATTTCTTTGAATCTTTTTTACCCTGTTTTTTCCTTTCCACCATATAATCATTTTTACAAAAATTTTCACAATTTTTAAAAGTTGATGTATTTTTGATTGTTTTATTCAACTTTTT